GCTTCTTATACGGTATTATTGTGCCGTCCTGCGCTCCGAGCTCCGCCTCTCTCTCTATTACGGACTCCAAGAGGGCAGTGGCCATGTCCTCATAGAGGGCGGGAAAGACCTCTGCTAGCGTGTCTACCTGGTCCCGGCATAGGTAGCCTACCTCCATGTCATCCACGAGGCTCAGGGGCTGGGAGAGGGTCCTATACGCACGCATGAAGGAGGCAGACTTGAAGTCTCCCGTCTTAGCTGTGTCACCACGTCTAGGTGCCGGGGGAATGCGGTCACGTAAGACTGCTACTGCCCGATTGACTGCGTCGCCTACAACCAAACGGTAGGTGGGGTCAGAAATGTAGGAAAGCCTGGCCGCCATCAAGTCGGTGGCAGAGGCAAACGCCACCACCTCGTCTCGCACTTCGGCCAGCTCCTTGTCCGTTACCAACTGACCCTTAGCCGGCTTACTAAACGTCGGGGTATCCAGAAAGGCACGGAAGCGGGCCTTGAGGTTGTTTTGGAGGGTGGAGGCTGCTCTAAGGTCTCTCTCCTTGATGCTGCGAGCCCTTGAGCCCTTGGCAAGGAACCAGTCCAACCCGAGGGTGGCAAGCAAGGCTGTACCGTCTTCTAAGCTGTTCACGTAATAGCCTCCTTTGCTATGGGCGGCAGTACCATCCGCAGGAGGCCCCCTGTTCCTGCGCCCACGTCTGGCTAGATAGTATTCTTCTAGTCGTAAACGCATTAGAAGAAACTACCATCCGAACGTCCTCTCTCCATGAGGGCCCCGCCTCGGCCTAACACCCAGGAGAGACAGCATGGACGACCAGAGCCTAACCAAGCTTAAAGCACTGCTTACCTTACTTAAGTCAGCCGATGTGGAGTACTTTGAGGGGTTTGGCATCAAGGCTACCTTAAAGCCTGGCGTCCCCTGCCCTCCCGTCGCAGAAACCACAGAAACCAAGCCAGCTGAGCCCGTTACAGATGACGAGCTTCTCTTTTGGAGTGCTAACTAATGCAAATCCCACGTGAAGACATGACGCCTAGTACCTATTCTGTAGACAACGTTAACGCGGCCTGGTGGACCTCAGACGAGAAGCAGGTGCATATGCATTCCTGGAACGTCGCCCGCAGGCTGTACCTGGATGGTACCAATCGGCGTAATGACAATGTGCGCAATGCCCGCCTTTATTCCAATAGGGCATTCCTGCAGCTCTCCATCACCCCGTATAGGCAACCCTCCGCCAAGCCCTTATCCGACTCCGCAAGGCTTACCCTCAACGTCATCAAGTCCTGCGTCGACACCGCCTCTGCCAAAATCAGCCAGGCCCGTCCTAAACCCTCCTTCCTCACCTCCGGAGGGGACTGGAAGCTTCAACGTCGGGCTAGGCAGCTGTCCAAATACGTAGAGGGTCTATTCATGGCCGAGGGCGTGTATGGCCTGGGTCAGACGGTCTTCCGCGACTCTCTGGTATTTGGTACAGGTGTACTGAAGGTGCTCAATAATGGTAAGTCCGTCACATTTGAACGGGTCCTGCCTGATGAGCTGCTGGTGGATGAGGGGGAAAGCTTTTACGGCCTCCCTAGACAGCTTCATCACCGTCGCTTCGTCCAGCGTGATATGCTGGCTGCCAAATTCCCCGAGCATGCAGAGGCAATCAAAATGGCCCAGCACAGCTTTGGGGATGAGGACGCAGTGAATCCCAACCTGATTGCTGTAGTAGAAAGCTGGCACCTGCGTAGTACACCCGACGCAACAGACGGTCGGCGAGTGGTGGCTATTTCTACGGCAACACTCGTAGACGAGGCCTGGGAGCGGGACAGCTTCCCGTTTGCGTTCCTGCGTTGGACGGAACCTTTGGTTGGCTTCTGGGGCATGGGTCTGTCTGAGGAGTTGACTGGTATTCAGCTCGAAATTAACAAAATACTCAGGAACATCCAGTCCGCACAAAACATCTGTTCTGTACCTCGTGTCTTCATCGAGAATGGAAGCCAAATCAACGGGGCATCCCTTCAGGCCAATCCAGAGGGGCTGTCTGTTGTACGTTACAACGGTCAGGCACCCACCTTCTTGACAGCCTCAGCCATGCCAGGTGAGGTGTACGCGCACTTGGACAGGCTGGAGCGCAAGGCATACGAGATTACAGGTGTCTCCCAGATGGCTGCCCAATCGCGTAAGCCTGCTGGCCTTGATTCCGGCGTGGCCCTGCGCGAGTTTAATGACATCGAGAGTGAGCGCTTTGTGCTGGTTGGGCAACGCTGGGAACGCTTCTTCCTTGACCTTGCTGAGCTTGTCATTGCAGAGTCCAAGGCTCTCTTCGAGGCTAATCCAGACCTGAATGTCCGCGTTAACATCAAGGGCTCGGCGGCAGAATACATCCGCTGGAAGGACGTACGTATGGAGGAAGACCAGTATCTACTGCAATGCTTCCCTACTAGCCTACTTCCCTCCACGCCAGCTGGCCGGCTGCAGAAGGTGCAGGAACTGATGCAGGCCGGCTTCATAGGTAAGGAAGAGGGATTGGCGCTGCTCGATTTCCCCGACCTTGAGCGGAGCATGAGCCTGACCAATAGCGCCTATAATGACCTCATGCAAATGCTGGAGCGCATTGTCGAGGCCGGTGAGTACGAGTCGCCAGAGCCTTACCTTAATTTGCCTTTGGCCATTCAGTTGGGTCAGAGCATGTATCTCCGCTCACGCTCCGAGGGAGTACCTGAGGACAGGCTGGAACTGCTAAGGCGCTTCATCGGGGATTGTGAGACCCTTATGAAGGAGGCTGAAGCTCCCGTAGCAGCCCCCGTTGCTGCCACGCTAGCTACCCCAGAAGCTCCCCCGGCTAGTGACCTGCTACCCTTCGGTTAATAACTCACTTGACCCGCATCACATAGCGGGTGGTAATGTAGGACGGGCGTACGTCAAAGGCGGAGCCGGAGCCAGCACTACCTGAGGACCCGGAATGGTCAGTCACTGCACCGGAGAATCCGACAGAGGCCGTAGCCGAGGGGCTCCCCGTATTACTGAGCAACGACCCTGCGTCGTTTAACGCCCCGGATGTGTACACGGTGAACTCGGTGGTAGAGGCGGGTGAGTTCCATTCCAGTCCACGGCCGCTTCCAGCCGTCGGGTTAGGAGAATTGGTCAAGTAATTTACGAGGCCAGTGGAGGGGGAGGTACTCTCATCCCACTCAGTACGGGACACGCTTCTGATATTGTTTACCAACATCTCTGGGGAGTTAGCTGCAGATTGCCAGTGACGCCAGGCCTGGTGGGTGTGGGACATGTCATGGGTGTGAGACGTAGATGCAAACGAGGTAGTACCAGTCAGCCCGAAGGTATTTGCATGGCCGTGGTTTATGGTGTGCGTATGTGCAGGTAATTCTGTGGTGGTAAGGGTCTTTGTGTTGCTACCTCCAGCAGTTCCCGAGGTGGCATTGCCCATGAGGAAAATGTTGTTGTTGATGTTAGGTATTATTGTGCCGTTCATTGGGCTGGTAGCGTCGGACAAGGTCTGACCTGCACACTGTACAAACCCATCAGCGTCCGCTGCCGTAGTTGCCGTACAGGCGTAAGCTCCTGTAAGGTGTGGGAAGGTTGCAATCACGCTTCCCAATGGCAGAATACCACGGCCGGATGTAGCCCCGGTGAAGGAGTTGGTGCCAGAATGGATGTTGTTGCCGGAGAACGTAATGGACTTGGTGACGGTGGCCGGCAAGGAGACCGTGTGAGCCCCAGCGGAGGGGGTGACAGTCACCTCTCCGGATGTCCCACTAATGGTGCGGAAGGTGCCCTGGCCCGCTGCATCAAATGTGAGGACTGTGTCCACGGCTGGAGCTGCAATGGGCAGAATGAGGGCGTAGGAGGCCGTAGCTGCATCGGCCCCAATAGACACAGATAGTGCGCCGGTAGCCGCATTAGCTATGTTGAGGTCACCCACAAACAGCTCGGCCGCTTCCCCTGTGTCTTGCAGGAAGGTGAAGGTCTTGGTCGTATCACTGTACGCAACCGAGGCAGTGACGCCTGGCTGGCCGTAGTCTCCCCCGATGGTACCCACGGAGGCAATGTTGATGGCTCCGCCAGTGGTCAACTGGACGGGTGTACCAGCATTGTTTATCCAATATAAGTCACCATTGACATTGACGACGCATCCAAGGTCCGTCGGCCCACTTACCACCCCACCCTGAGAGGAAAGGCGGACAGTGCGGATAGTGGTGAGATTGTTTCCACCAGCCGAAAGGTCTTGGTTAATATTAAGGCCTGTAGGCGTCACCTTGACCCCGTCGCCAGTGGCGTGGGTATGCTCAGCAATGGCCAGCAGGGCGGCATTGACTTTGTTTGCCCACTCCGGCCCGGGGGTGGTACTGACTGTTGGGAGGTCCAGGGTCATTGAGTTGGTAGTCATGCGAAGGCTCCTTAGAATACCACAATTGAGATGTTAGCAGATGCGGAGGCTTGCAGGAATAGCAGCTTGTTGGGTGCATCTACTGGTGCTGGCTGCACTCTCCACACCTGAGTAGCCCCGTCCGCGTCCACGACAAACCAGCCCTGTACTGGTCTACCGAGCCCATGTGCTACAGCTGTAGGACTTCCGGAGGTTACAGCAATACCCACTACAAGGCGTGCTTCTGCAAGAAGTGCGTCATTTAATACGTTGACAGACTCAGCTACCGCGTCCTGTACCCGCATCAGCTCCGGGTTAGTTGTGTTGATTTTACGGAAGCTTGTCCGTCTTGCCATATCAGGTCTTCCACCACATCACGCTTGTGCGATTACCTGTAGCTACAATCACCTCTGGGGCACCGGAATCCCGTTGCACACTCATGTCCTGAATACGCTTCAGTAGAGCAGACTTCTGCCGCTCCAAGCCTGTAGTGCTGCTCTCCTCCTTCATAAGGCACTTGATTGCCGCGTCAACCACTACGTAGTCTTCCCAGCCATTTATGCCGTCAAACGTGTCAGAGTCGGCCACAAGTGCTGGCATATTGGGAACATACCATACTCGGTAAGTACCTGCGCAGTCGTCTGTAGGAGTGAGCTTGATGGAGGCACCCTGCAAGCGGTAGCGTATACCCGAGTCCTGGTAAGTGTAGCTGGTAAGTCCTACCATTCCTTGTCTGTCATTGCGCTCAGCAAAGGAGAAGGGTTGCACCGTCTGCCATTCAGAGCCGCCATCCAGCAGCCGGTCAATCCCACGCAGTTTGTAGAAGTCAGCGGGCAGAGAGATTGTGTCTTGACCACTGGTCAGCGTAGTGTTTGATGTGAGGGAGAGGTAGTAGTCCTGAAAGGCTCCTACCAATACGTCGTACAGCTCCTGAGCTGAAGCGTTGACATAGTCACCAAGCTCGGCCTCAGAGATGAAGAGGCTGCCATTCATGTCGGCCCTGTTACGTACCCGTTCACGTAGCTGGGCAAAGGTAACGGTCGTAGTCATTAGGGCCTCCTATGTAGACGCGCTTAGCACATTTCGACGAGTGACTTCATGGCTACGGCGAGAGCCTTTGCGTCTTGGCGCTTGATTGCAGCCAATACGTCTTCGGCGGCGGCCTCTATGCCCATATCCATGTCCTCGGATTCCTCTTCCTCGCTCTCGTTCTCCCCTTCCGGCTCCATAGGCCGTTTGGGAGCAAGGGCGATGAGAATGTCAGCAACTGCCTTTTTACGGTCCTTAAGCATGGCTTTGGGCCTCCTGATTAAACGCTGGAGTTAGAGAGGGTCAGCTCAACGAAAATGCTAGCGCCGTCTTCCACTTCCGCGTCGGCAGCCGTGTCCGTGCGAACAAGCTGGATGTCGAGGACAGGGGTAGTGGCATTAGAGACATCCACATTACGGACAATAGCCTGGATGCCCTTGGCGGTGGTGTACGCGGCATCAGCAGCCCCGGATACCATCACGTTGGCAGCCAGAAGGCGCTGGTAGGAGCCCGCGAGGGTGATACGGTAACGGCCGGCTTCCGAGCCAACTTTAGCCACAGACCCGCCGAGCATGTCGGACGAGCTGATGGTACCGGAAGTGGAGGTGACAATGGTAGCAAAGAGCTTAACGACGCCCTTTTCAAGGGAGCCCTGGAACTGCTGAAAGTAATGTGAAGCCATGACAGTGATTACTCCTTTGGGTGGACGAAATGGACGGCCTGCTACATAGCACACCTACCCGACGAGGAGGGGTGTTCGGAGCAGATTAAAAAAGGACCCCCACCGTTAGGCAGGGGCCCTGAAAGAAAGGACAAACAAATGGCAAACAGGCGGACAGCATGCTCCGCCATACTGAAGGTAGCTTGTTCGAGAATGGATGTCAAGCGTGTTGTTTTGCCGCTCGCTCAGCCGCCGTCTTCTGTGCATGGCAGGGTTTACACAGTACTACCTGCTCTCCGTGGAATAGACGTGTGGCAAAGGTAGACAGGTCGGCAGTGCATAATAGACTACCGCAAGCCTCTACATGGTCTACCTGCACCTCTTTAGGCCCAAACACCCCCTCGCATGCCTTGCATTGGTACCTACCACGGCTTACCCATGCCTGCTTAAGGGCCGCCGAGCGCTCTGGACTACGAAGCCACAGAAGTCGGAGAGTCTGACGTAGACGGGCATGGAGGGCTGGAGGGCCGGCTTTGCGTCGCCTCATTTAGTATAGTCCCAGCGTTTTTGTGGGGTTCCGGGACGAGCTGTACGTACATCCACATGTACAAAGAGGCGGTCAGTCCCGTCTCCTACGGCAGTGAAGCCCCGTTCGGCGTGACACAGCGCTAATAGCCTGCGAACGTCTTCGGGCTTACCGGACACTGGGCTGATGTCTGCCGCTGTGCCGGCTACGTGCTGACTTGACGCTATTCCGCCTACAGCTTTGTTATGGGCTGGGCACCTGTACCCAGAGGTGATGCGGATTGGTGCTCCGAATTCCTCACGGACCCGGTTCAGGGCCTGGAGGAGGAGGGGGTTCATACGTAAGCGAGGAAGCTTGCCCTCGCAATGACGGCTTTTGCAGCGGCAGACAAACTCTTCAAGCATGAAGAAGGACATAGCTAGCTCTCCGCTCCCTCATTCGGGTAGTGCATTACCCCTCCCTGATGGAGGGAGGAAAGCCCCTGTAAGCCGGGGCGGGCTGGCCAGTTCTCGTCATGCGTGGGCCCTTGGACGACGGCTGGCATTGCTGCCCGCATTGTGAGACCAAGTGTTCTGGTCGCCTGGCTAGATAGTATTCTTCTAATGCGTTTATGACTAGAAGAGACTATCTAGCCCAACCAGGGAGCTCAGGCCCCAGCCACCCCGGAGCTGAACTGTCCTCCTCTTGCAAGGCCGTAGCCTCACAGGAGTCCCCCCCCCCCTTCTCCGTGAGACACTGGACCAGCTGGACACTCCCGTCAGCCTAAAGGAGCACACTAATGACATATGTAGTCGTATACAGCTATGCCCCCATCTCCTTCCTTCCCTTCTTCCACCTAACCAAACGACACACAGTGGTCGGCCATCGCCTGGACCAAAACCAAGACAAGCTTGTCCTCTTCCTGCCTGACGGCGGTGTTATGGAGGTGAGTCATTGGC